CTAGATAGTAAGCGCGTGAAGAAGCAGGAGCGCGCACAGCCGAAGGAGCCCAGAGCAGCCCGAGGAGCCGGAGCAGCTGAAGGAGCCCGGAGCAGCTCGAGGAGCCGGAGCAGCTGAAGGAGCCCGGAGCAGCTCGAGGAGCCGGAGCAGCTGAAGGAGCCCGGAGCAGCTCTAGGAGCCGGAGCAGCTCGAGGAACGTGAGCTGCCGGAGGAGCAGGAGTTGTTATTCGTTTTTCTTGGAACCATTGTAAGCATGGAATGCAGTCCTAATAAATTGAGGAGGACTTGCACGATTGCAGCAAAGCAAAATAAATATTTCCCATGTCGGCGACTGCACGAGTTCGTCGACTGCGCGGCCTCAGCCTGAGCGTCTCCAGTGCCCAGCGGAGCCGGAGGGGGCATGTGGGAAGATCTATCCTGCAAACGTCTATTTCCGGATAGTTTCCCGTAATTCCGTCTTCCCGGCGTGACTCTCCGGAGACGGGGAGGTGGAGCTCTCTCTAAGCAAGCGGAGGCCGGACGGATACGGGCGGCGAGTGCCTGAACGGCGGCGGGTTTATAGTCTGTATTCTCGGCACAATCTTCAACATAGGGAAGGGCAAGAGTGAGTAAGTCTAAAAGGGTTTGATTGTTCACAATGTAATCTCCGGCTGTTGCACGTTAATGGAATAACCTAAGTATTTAATAAGGTCGATATCTTTGTGGCTGAGGGTTTTCTTTCCAGTAAGGTCGCAAAATATTTGCGCTGCATCGCATACGGGATAAATATATTGCGTCCCGTAATGGCTCTTGATTGATACGGTAATGTTCATAATGTCCCTTTAGTATCCGTTGGCATAAGCCCAAGTAGAAATTTTATAAAGCGTTGCCGGATCAATTGGGCATATCTCTCCGGTGTCGCTGTCCTCAAATCCTCCCAAGTCTTCAGCGAGTGCGAGTGAGGAGTCATAATTTTTATATGAGAGGAAACAATTTGAAGAATCGTCATATTCTTCGATCTCTACTGTGATGCCGTTTATTGTGGTTTTCATGTTCGTTACTCCTGATTAGTAAGGGTGGCAAGTCCGCTAACGCGATAGCAGCTACCGGAAGGCAATTCAATATCTACAGTATTAAAAGGATGTACAGCTAAGATAACTCCAGTTACTTCACGACCGAAAATTGAGGTTGTTATTTTCTGTCCGATTAGGTGTTGCTGTTTTTTGGCGCGAACCTGAGCAAATGCGCGTACGGTTTGTTGGGTTGTCATGTTGTATTACTCCTGTGAATTTAAAAGGGCGTAAACTTCGGCGGCATTTTTGGCGGCATAGTCTGGACATACGGGGAAAGAATCGCCATTGGTATATACGACAATCCAAGCGCCGGAAACGGTTGCGCGAATACGGGGGTTATAACGCTCAGGCTGCAAGTAAACTTCTTCAATTGTTCTCATGGTCACTACTCCTATACATGGTTAACTGTTATTGATGTATTGCATGTATCCATTAGATACGATGTATTGCACCACCACAAGAAATAAAAACCCTAATAGGGAAAACCCCTAGACAATGGTTATTGTTCCACGTGAAACAGTAAAAAATAAGTCATTGTTTTGACCTATGCCTAGGTATGGACTAAGCATAAAAGGGCGTGGCGATAGGTTTAAATCGATTCTAGCCATGCTGTATGTTTGCACAGCTAATAGGATTAGGTGTATATTGCCGCCATGTACCGTAGTTTATGTTTCACGTGAAACAATCCAGAGCATCCCAAGCAATCACCTATTCACCACAAAAAGCCCGCATATCCCTTATGGCTAAGTTGAAACTCAGTAGAGAGCAAATAAGAGAAGGATTAGAACAAGTCCCCATGGAATCCCTGTTAAGGGGCGCTAGTGGATCAGAGGTCAACCTTACAGCAAAGCAAATAGCATTTGCTAAAGAGTTGGCGTTGGGTAAGACAAGCAAAGCCCAAGCATACAGAAACGCATACAAGGCTAAAGGGAATCCCAAGAGCGTGGGAAGTCGTGCGAGTGTTCTATCCACCGATCAGAGAATACAAGTGGCGGTCGAGGCTTTTAAGACGGCTGAACAGTATCGGGAATACCAAACCCCTGCACAATTAAGGTCGCTAGTCGTGAGTCAACTCACCAAGCATGTACTGGACGATGAGTTCCCACCGGCTCAACGTGTGGCGTGTTTAAAGCTACTCGGCTCAGTCGCAGAGGTTGGACTGTTCCTAGATCGTAAGGAAACCTTAGTCGTGCATCAGAGCGCCGATATAAGAGAGCGGCTCTTGTCTCAGCTAAAGAACGTCATTGATACACAGACTGTAGACGTAACGCCCAGCGATGATGCAGACTCATTGCTAGCAGAGATTGCGAAAGGGGCAGGTAGCGACCCCACCGTACCCGCACCCCCCGCTGTGGCTGATGACCACCCTGCTGTGATATTACATACTATTCCACACGAATCATTATCCCAAGAATCCATTCCACACGAATCACCCATCGAAAATTCCATTCCACCAGAGTATCCGCCCGGTGGAGAAACTAAACAAAGTTTAGAGAAATAAGGGTAGGGGGGGTATTTTTGGATTTACACTGTAACAGAGTTATAGTGTAAAACTAGAAGGTACCCCCTTATGAGTTGGAATGAAATAGGGGTGGGGGGTATATATTTTGAAGATAAAGCGAGATGAGTGTATAGGTAAGGTTATGACTGAGAGGCAGAGAGAGATCTATTTGGTCATTGAGGAATGGTGGAAGAAGTTTGGGTTTGGGCCTTCTATAGATGACATTATGCGTATGACTGGAGATAAGAGCCGGGCGAATGTGCATCGGATGATTAAGAGGTTATGTGAGAGTGGGGCTTGTAAGAGAGTTCCTAATAGGGATAGGAGTGTTAGGCCGTCTTGGATTAGGTTTAGGGACTTATGAATTTAGAAGAGATTACAAAGGCTATAGAGACATTGCCGGCGGCTGAGCAAGAAGGGTTGTTGGCGACTCTTGCGGACTATGAGACGTCTATTAAAAGAGAACGCGCTCAGACTGACTTTATGAGTTATGTTCACGAGATGTGGCCCGGTTTTGTGAATGGACGCCATCATAAGGTTATGGCAAAGATGTTTAGAGAGATTGCCGAGGGGAAGATTAAACGCCTGATCGTCAATATGCCACCGCGACATACGAAGAGCGAATTCGCAAGCTACTTATTGCCGGCTTGGTTTTTGGGGAAGTTTCCTAATAAGAAGATTATTCAGTGTTCGAACACCGCAGAATTGGCGACTGGCTTTGGACGAAAGGTGCGTAACTTAGTGGGGTCTGAGCAATATGCCAAAGTTTTCCCCAATGTAAGCCTGAGACAAGACAGTAAAGCGGCAGGAAGATGGTCAACTAACCACAACGGCGAGTACTTTGCTATTGGTGTGGGAGGAACTGTCACGGGTAAGGGTGCTGATTTGCTGATTATTGACGATCCGCACTCTGAGCAAGAGGCGAGATTAGCGGCAAGTAGTCCTGAAATCTTCGATTCTGTGTATGAATGGTACACATCTGGCCCAAGACAGCGACTTCAGCCGGGCGGATCTATCGTGATTGTGATGACACGGTGGTCTAAGAAGGATTTAACAGGCAGAATCCTACAAAGTGCGCTAGAACGCGACGGTGAGAAGTGGGAACTGATTGAATTTCCCGCCATTCTCCCTTCAGAAAACCCTTTATGGCCTGAGTTTTGGAGTTACGACGAACTTGCGGCTCTAAGAGACGAACTTCCTCCGGCTAAATGGAATGCCCAGTACCAACAAAGCCCGACTTCTGAGGAAGGTGCGCTCATTAAGAGGGATTGGTGGCAGATTTGGGACAAAGAAGATCCTCCACGGTGTGATTACATCTTACAGTCTTGGGATACGGCATTCTCTAAGAGCGAAAGGGCTGACTATTCAGCGGTTACGACATGGGGTGTGTTCTATCACAACGAGAACCCAGAGGATGCGAACATTATCCTGCTAGACGCCATGAAAAAGCGCATGGAGTTTCCGGAACTCAAGGAAACAGCGTTAAGGTTCTATAATGAATGGGAGCCGGATTCATTTATTGTGGAAGCCAAAGCGTCTGGAGCGCCTTTGATTTACGAATTAAGAGCGATGGGCATACCTGTACAAGAGTTTACGCCGACAAGGGGTAATGATAAGATTGTGCGCGTAAATGCTATCTCTGACTTATTTGCATCCGGAAAAGTATGGGCGCCCCCAAAAAGATGGGCAGAAGAAGTTATTGAAGAGCTAGCAGCTTTCCCTAATGCGCCGAATGACGACTTTGTTGATAGCTGTAGCCAAGCATTGTTACGCTTTCGGAAAGGCGGATTTATTAGACTAGATACTGATGAGCAAGACGAACCTCGATCATTTAGGAGAAGAGGTGCATATTACTAAGTATTATGATATGATGACTACTGTGTTTATTCACAGGATTCATTATGAAATCTGGCCCAATTCGAATTGCCGATAAGATGCAAGATCAAACTTTTGTTTCCTCTCTTCCAAAAAGCAGATCCGATGCTTTTAACTCAGGATCAAAGATTTACCTTGGCAGCATTTGCAAGAACGGTCACAACTCATACAGATTTGCTGTTAATGGTGTGTGCGCACAATGCGTCTCAGATAGTACAAACATAAGAATCAAGACAGGCAAATCAAAAAACTATAGCTCTATTACAAACAAAAACTGGAATGCCAGTGAGAAAGGCGCATCTGCCAAGCAACGATGGAAACAAAAAAATCCAAAATGGGCTTGGGTAGTTAGTGCGGTTGGATCAGCAAGAACACGAGCAAAATACAAGAATCTGCCTTTTGATTTAACTAACGAATACATTTACGAGAATACTCCAGATCATTGCCCTGTACTTGGGATCGAGTTAACATTCGGCGGAACAGGGCGCGTTTCTGCGACTAGCGCAAGCATTGATCGAATTGATCCAAACAAAGGTTATGTGGTCGGCAATGTGGCTGTTATTAGCAACAAAGCGAATATCATTAAAAGCAACGCAACCGCTATTGAAATCACAAAGGTTGCAAACTGGCTAACAGCCATCAAGGACTATCATGGCAATTGAAAAAGGCTTGTACGCGGCACCAATGGGTATGGATGAGGAGATGTTAGATGCTCCGGAGTCTGAGTTAGAGATTGAGATTGTCAACCCCGACATGGTGACGCTTGCCGATGGTAGCGTAGAAATAACCATCATCCCCGGCAAAGAGATTGACGATGACTTCAATACTAACTTAGCCGAAGAAATGGATGAGGGTGAGCTAGAGTCTCTTGCCTCCGAGCTATTGGGCTTAGTAGATGCCGACGTTAATAGCCGCAAAGACTGGGCAGATACTTACGTTAAAGGCTTAGACGTCCTTGGATTTAAGTATGAGCAACGTACAGAGCCTTGGAATGATGCGTGTGGCGTGTACTCTACCGTATTAGCAGAAGCCGCCATTAGATTCCAAGCCGAAGCAATGTCAGAGACTTTTCCTGCGGCTGGCCCTGTAAAGACGCACATTATCGGCAAGATCACTAAAGAGAAAGAAGAGGCCGCTAACCGTGTTCAGGCTGATATGAATTATCAGTTAACAGAGCGCATGGTGGAATACCGTCCTGAGCATGAGCGTGCGCTGTACTCTCTTGGTTTGGCAGGATCTGCATTTAAGAAAGTGTACTTTGATCCTAACCTAGGTCGCCAAGTATCCATCTATATTCCGGCAGAAGATGTGATTGTCCCTTACGGCGCATCACATATTGAGAGTGCCGAGCGTGTGACACACATCATGCGCAAAACCAAGAATGAGATTAAGAAACTTCAGGCAAACGGCTTTTACCGAGATATTGACTTAGGTGAACCTGTTACGTTCCATACGGACATCGAAGAGCGCAAGGCCGAAGAAGGTGGCTTTACTCTGAGCGAAGACAATCGTTATGCCCTGTGTGAGATCCACATTGATTATGTCATCGACGGCATTGACGATGAGGATGATCTTGCCAAACCTTACGTTATTACAATTGACCGTAGTAGCTCAACCGTTCTGGCGATTCGTCGTAACTGGAACCCTGACGATGAGTTAAAACTCAAGCGTCAACACTTTGTGCATTATGTATACGTACCCGGCTTTGGCTTTTACGGCATGGGGCTTATTCATATTATCGGAGGGTACGCCCGTGCAGGTACTTCTATTATTCGTCAGCTTGTTGATGCTGGCACTCTTAGTAATCTTCCCGGTGGTCTTAAGTCTCGCGGTCTGCGGGTAAAGGGTGACGATACACCGATTGCTCCGGGCGAGTTCCGTGATGTAGACGTCCCAAGCGGCAGCATCAAAGACAACATTATGACGATGCCTTATAAAGAGCCGTCACAAGTTCTGTTGTCATTGCTAAACCAAATCACGACTGAAGGCCGTCGTCTTGGTGCGATTAGTGACATGAACATCTCTGATATGAGTGCCAACGCCCCCGTGGGGACTACTCTCGCGTTATTGGAGAGAACGCTCAAACCTATGGCAGCGGTTCAGTCCCGTGTCCATTACGCAATGAAGCAAGAGTTCAAGCTTTTGAAAGCAATTATTGCTGATTACGCACCGACTGAGTATGAGTATCAGCCAGACAAGGGCGAAGCTCGTGCGCGACAGCGTGACTTTGAGTTAGTTGACGTTATCCCTGTTAGTGATCCTAACAGCAGCACAATGGCTCAGCGTGTTGTGCAGTACCAAGCCGTCTTACAGATGGCGCAACAAGCTCCACAGATTTATGACCTCCCACAGTTACACCGTCAGATGATTGATGTCTTGGGGATTAAAAATGCCGACAAGCTTGTGCCGACTACAGAAGATCAGAAGCCACGCGACCCCGTATCGGAGAACATGGCAGTTCTTGTCGGAAAGCCAGTCAAGGCATTTATCTACCAAGATCAAGATGCTCATATTGCTACCCATCAATCGTTCATGCAAGACCCGATGATTGCACAAACTATCGGACAAAACCCGATGGCTCAGCAGTTAATGGCGTCATTGCAGGCGCACATTGCCGAACACTTAGCATTTAAGTACCGCAAGCAGATTGAAGAAAGACTTGGCGCTCCATTGCCAATGCCCGATGAGGAATTGCCAGAAGAAATTGAAATTCAATTGGCACGTTTGGTGGCAGACGCTGGTAAACAGTTGACGCAGATTCACCAACAAGAGGCTGCACAACAGCAGGCTCAACAGCAGCAACAAGATCCCCTCTTCCAGTTACAGCAGGCAGAGGTGCAAATTAAACAATCAGACATCCAGCGCAAGGCTCAGAAAGATCAGGCCGACATTGCGCTTGCACAAGAGAAACTTGAACTTGAAAAAGTGAAAGTAGCAGTAGAAGCAGAAAAGGAAAAAACGCGAGTATCCTCGCAGCAAACACAGTCCGAAAACCGTGCCAAGATGGAATTAATGAAAACCGTTTTGGCAGAACAAGCTCGGACTAAACCCGGAGTTTAACGATGGCAAAGACCGTCTTTGACGTTCTGAATGACAAAATTGACGAGCATAAACGCTCTGCTATGGAGTTCCTTGCTGATGGGGGTTGTAAAGACTTCGCCCATTACAAGAATATGTGTGGCCTTATCCAAGGTCTAAGTGTCGCACAGCGAGAAGTAAATGACCTTATGCGCAACTTTATGGAAGACGAAGATGACTGAACAAGTCGTAGTAACTGACGAAGAAATGGAACAACAAATCCCCAAGCCGGTTGGATACAGAGTGCTTATTGCGCTTCCAACGATTGAGGAAACTTATGAATCCGGCATCGTCAAGGCAGACCGCACATTAAATGAAGAGCGAATCCTATCCACGATGGGCATTGTTCTTGATATGGGCGGCGAAGCTTATAGTGACAAAGAGCGATTCCCTAACGGCCCGTGGTGCAAGGTTGGCGATTTTGTAATGTTTCGTCCAAACTCAGGCACACGGTTTAAGGTTAACGGGCAAGAGTTACGTCTATTAAATGACGATTCGATTGAAGCCGTTGTACCAGACCCAAAAGGTATCACTCGTGCAACTTAATCCGCGTAGAGCGTGCAAAGGGAGTAAATAATGGGTATGCAAAAAGTCGAATTCGACTTCCCTGATCCTGATAAGGAAGAATTTAAACTTGAGGTAGAAGGGCGAGAGTCTGAACAACCTGAAGTTGAGATCAAGGAAGAAAAACCTGCCAAAGTAGAGGCAGAAGTTGAAATTGAAGTTGTGGACGATACCCCTAAGAAGGATCGAAACCGCAAACCATCTGATCCCCCAGAAGAGATTACAGACGATGAGCTTGAGGATTATTCCGAAAAAGTTCGTAAGCGTTTGCAACACTTCAGCAAGGGATATCACGACGAACGTCGCGCAAAAGAGACAGCTTTTCGAGAGAAAGAAGAAGCTTTGCGTATCGCTCAGCAGCTTGTAGAAGAGAATAACAAGCTTAAAGGTACGGTTGGCAAGAACCAAGAAATCCTTTTGGATCAAGCCAAACGAGCCACTAACGCAGAGCTAGAGCAGGCAAAAGCTAAGTATAAACAGGCTTATGAGTCTGGAGATTCAGACGCAGTATTGGAAGCGCAAGATGCTTTAACGTCGGCAAAAATTAAAGCTGACCGGCTAAGTAATTTCCGTCTCCCTGTACAAGAGCCTGAAAAAGTAGTACAACAGCAACAAATCACCCAAGCACCGTCTGCTGACGATAAAGCTGTGAGATGGCAACAAGACAACTCATGGTTCGGATCAGATGATGAAATGACAAGTTTCGCGCTTGGGTTGCATCAGAAGTTAGTAAAACAGGGTGTAGACCCTAGAAGTGATG